AGAGCGTTGGCGTATCAAAGAAAAGAAATTTTTGATTTTGATAAATATACAGATAGTTTATTTCGTGCGTTCAGCTGGCACAAAACAACAGAAGGTTACGCTTTTTGGAAAAAGCTACACGAACAATGCTTAACGAAATAGAAGTATTTAGATTTCATTTAACCCAGCCTACTAGGAAAATGAGAATGACTCTGCAGGACTTTAAAAAAATGAAAAAACAAAAAGATTATGAATATAAAGCCTTCCAAGTAGACTATAATAAAACAATTGTTGTATATTTGTAGAATGGAAAGAGAAAATTACATCAGGGTTTATATTTATATTTGCAAAAAAACAGGTGGAGTATTCCCTTATGGAAGCCTAAGATTAATTGCTAGTGATTTTGATATAAATATAAATTATTTTTATAATTTGTTTAGTAGAAAAAAATTAAAAGAATTTGAGAATGAAGATTTTAAAATCATTAAAACGAAATTGAAAAGATAATGTTAGTTAGAATAGTCAGCGTAATGAAAGTTAATAATTTTGATGAAATTGTAAATTTAAAAGAAAAAGCACGTAGCTTTATATTGATTAGATTTATTGACGATGTAGTAACTTTCTCGCATTTAGTAAGGATTTAATAACAACGACAATACAACGACCAATGGCAAATAACCCCAAGCATATGGATAACCTTAAAAACTTTCCCAAAGGAGTGAGTGGTAACCCAAAAGGCGCACCTAAAACAAAACTACTTAAAGATGTTTTAACGGCTGAATTACAGACCGAAAGTAATGGAGTGGATAAATTGACTGCAATTATAAATAAGTTAACTACAATGGCTGTAAAGGGGGATATGAACGCTATTAAAGAAGTGTTGGATAGGTATGCAGGGAAATCTACACAACACAATGAAACAAAACATAGCGGCGAAATGCTTATAAAACAAGAACTTTCACACTTCACAAACGAGGAACTTCTGGAGCGTGCAAATGCAGTTAAAAAAATAAATGAATAGGCATGAACTTGAAATATATTTAGAACTTTACAAGCGTAAAGAGTATGATAATATACCTTTAGGCAAGTATTCCAACGGAGAATATTATTATCCTACTTTAAAGCAATTAAAAGCCTTAGAATATCTAAATGATAATATAACTACTTCAATAGGTTATGGCGGTTCAGCACGTAGTGGAAAATCATTACTAGAGTGTTTTGTTATAATATTTGACTGCTTGGCTTACGATGGCATTGCGTGGGGTTTAGCAAGAAAAGAACTCACAACGCTAAAAAGAACAGTATTACTAACCTTGTTTAAGACATTGGATTTTTACGGATTGAAAGTTGACGCCGATTTTACGTACAACCAACAATTAAATAAGGTTATTTTTAAAAACCTATCGGATGTATTTCTAATTGATACAGCCTATAAACCAACCGACCCGTTAAATACACGCTTCGGAGGTTTTGAACTCACGAGATCCTCTATTGACGAGTCAAACGAAACGAGCGAAAAGGTAATTACTAAACTATTTGAACGTACAGGTTGGAGATTAAACGATAAGTATAACCTAAAGCGTAAGCAATTAGAAACTTTTAATCCAGATAAAAATCACGTGTATCCAAGATTTTATAAACCTTGGAAAGATGGAAACGAAACGTTAACAAAGAAGTTTGTTAACGCTTTACCAACAGATAACCCGCATCCTTCCGTTAAGGAATGGGTTGACGATATGTTATTGACGGCTGATGAACAAACGATACAAAGGCAAATTTATGGGAACTTTGAGTACGATGACAACCCTTTAAGCCTACTACCAAATTATGATGATATTTGTGATATTTTCACAAACGATTTTATAAAAGGAAACGGTCAAAGATATTTAAGTGCAGATATTGCGTACATGGGAGCGGATGTCTTTGTGATTACAATCTGGAACGGCTTTGTAGTTGAAAAAGTTATTGCTATAGATAAAATCGATGAAACAGCAATAGGAAATAAATTAATTATATTAGCGCAAGAGTACAACGTGCCACACTCTAACATCGTTTATGATGCGGATGGATTAAGAAAATTTACGGCAAACAGTTTAAAGAAATTGACAGCCGCCAAGCCATTTACAAATAATGCTGCAGCGATAAAAGACAAGCAGTATTCTAATTTAAAAACGGAATGCGCATTTAAACTGAAAGAAATTATTGAAAAGAAAATGTTATACATATCTTGCAAAGATTATTTCAAGCAAATTATGACAGATTTGGAAAGCGTTCGACGTGATCCTTTGAATGACGAAATGAAAATAAAATTAGAAAAGAAAAGTAAGCATCAAGAAAGGACAGGAAAATCCCCCGATTTCTTTGACTCACTTTTAATGCGTATGATTTTTGAAATTAAGAATACGGGGGGATGGGTTTAATTTAAAATAAAATATTATGAAAACATTACTTACTATTTTGGCATCTATTGCTATTGGATTTGCTGCTATCGTTTTTATTAGCTGGCTTTTTTTGGTTGGTTTTAACCTAGTAAAAATTTACTATGATGCGTGGAAAGCTAACAAAAAACGATAGTTTTATTTCAAAGGGCTTAGTAATTGGCGTTAGTGTTGACGACATTATGGCTGAATTTAACGCCTTTGATTGGATGCAAATAAAAGATGCAAACGAAACTGAATTACTGAATGATTTCAAACGCCGCACTGGTTTTGATTCACAAAATAACAAATTACGAAATTTAGCATTTCGGTATAAATTTGAACAAGCGTTAAAAAACCTTTCTGCTTTGGTGGAGGAGGTTCACGCTTCTTATAATATTCCTGCACCTAAAGGAATTAATAATGCTGAAATAAACAAATACTATTATTTGAAACTTTGGGCGGATAAAAAAGGTATAGCTGTAAACTATAATGAAACGCAATATAATAAAAGAAAAATATTTAACTTTTATACAATTTTATTCGATATATTTGCAGATAAGTTAACGCACTTTAACGCCTTTAACGCTCAAAAAGCAAAGAAATGATATTACAACCGATAAATAACGATTGGGTTTGTCCTGCTTCAAATGCGGATATAAACGACGTACTAAAAAATATATTCGAGTTTAACAATATCAATTTTATACAAACCGATATAGCAGGGGCTTCTATTGATACAGACCCCTATTCTTTTTTTGCAGTTAATAGGGTTTTGCTTTTTAGACCCGTTGTATTGAATCAGGTTAACAAATACAGCAACGCAAGTTATGAATGCTTACTAACCATAGCTCGTGCAGTTAGTCCATCTTTAGAGGTGGAAACTGGAAGTGTAGACGGTCAATTTGATACCATTACAAAGGAATTTTTAAACATCGCTTTTTTAAATACTTTGCGCTCTTATTTCAAATGTTGTGGTTATGAGGTTACAATCTCGCAAGTTAGACCGATTTGGAATAGTACGAGTGCGGTTAAAAGTGTAAACCATAGTGGCGTAGAAATTAATTTAACAGTTGAAATATGACAACCGATGAAGCTATTCAAACCGTTATAATTGAGAAGCTAAAAGGCTTAATCATAGAGAATGATATGGTAGCAACTAGAGCACTTTTAAATTCAGTTAGGTACGAAAAAAACGAAAGTTTTAATCAATTGAGTTATGATATAATTGCATTAGATTACATTGTAGGCTTGAACGATGGAATAGAACCAGGAGAAACTCCCTATCCAACAATTGAAAATATACAGAAATGGATTAACGCAAAAGGATTGGACTTAAATGCGTATGCAGTTAGAAATTCAATTATAACTAATGGGACTACTTGGTTCAGATTAGGCGGTTCGGACATTGTAACTGAAAGTATAAATGCTGAAAAATTTAATGAAGTAATCAGGCTATCGATGCCAGATATAAAAAATAAAATAACAAATACATGGCAATTACTTTTCAAAAACAACCGTTAAACTTCTTTAACGTTAACGAGCCTGCAATATTTGAATTTACAAGTGATGCAGATTTAGGCGTAAACCCTAACGATCGGGTTGCAGATTTGGAGCTCAAAAGTTTATGGACGCAAAGAAGATATGTAATTAAAAACATTTTGCCAAACTTTTACACTGGAGTTTTTCGTGTGGATGTACAAGGTTATATTAAAAGTTTGATGTTAGACAATTTTGAGTATCGTTTTGAAAATCCAAACCAAGCATTTAGTATTGAATCTTTCAGTATTGGCGTGGATGTAAGACCCGAAAGCGCAACCGATGTTTTTGATGCGGCTTTTGTTTTTGATAGTGGTTACATTTTTGATGAGAGTTTTATTTTTGCAAATAGTGTACCAAACGACCCGAATATAAACACGGCTTATTTTCCACAAATTGGAATCACTCAGGTATCGGAAAATGTACAGATACAAAAAGACCCTACCAAAATGACTATTTTAGCACCTACTTATTTAGAATTTGCTGAAGGCTTCGATCAAACCGTTAGTGTTTTTTCTGCAGGGCTTGGATTATCAGATAAGTTCCTAACAGTAGACGGAATTAACACGCCTATTGCAATAGGAGACGGCGTACGTTTGGCAACGATTACACAAAACCAAATAGAGCAAATGTATTTACCTACGCTAATGACTACTTCATTTAACAATTCACAAATACCAATTTACGGAATTAAATATAAAGCTTCTGAATGTGAAGATACTCTACAATTCAGATTTTATACTTCATTTGCAGGATACTGCTATTTTTACACACCTAAAGAAGCGTTAACGGCTGGGCGTAATAAGTCCGATGTGATTAATAACGCATTTTATAACCAACAAGACGGGCGTAGTTCAGAAATTCAAAGGACAGTAGATTATACGGAATCTTTAGCACTATCAGGAAGTAAGCCGTTAGAGCTGCAGGAACTTTTTAAAGAGTTATTGCGTTCTCCAAAAGTAGAGATATTACTCCCTAGAGGTTACACGGAATTTAAAGTAACGGGACAGTTAAATGTTAGAAAGTTTGACTTTGAATACACGTTAAACGTGAACATTGCTAATGTTAATCAAATGAGTTTATAATGATAGAGCTATTTAGGAAAGGTTTTAGGTTGGATGTGGATAGCACGCAATTAGTTACTTTTAAAAAGGCTATTAATTTGAACGGAATACAAGGAAGTTACAGTTATTCTAACACGTTTCCTATCGACTTGACTGCTAATAATAGAAAGTTGTTAGATTTGCCAGATTTGCCAAGTGCGAAGATTAACACTCTTCGAAATGGTTATGAATTTGACATAGTATTAAACGGATCTATTCACTTAAAAAATCAAATTGTAAAGATTACAAAAGAAAGCAAAGGTAAAGCAGATATTTATGTTTTATATTCCGATAGCTCAATAGTGGTAAGGTTAAAAAACCTGCTTATTAACACCGTTTTAAAAGACCGTGAATACAGAAAAACATATCAGGAATTTGTGGATAGGTCGTTAGAAATATCTACAGAAATAAACCCGAATTTTGCTGTGGCTTATGTTGAAACACAATCTAAAACAGGGCAGTATGTAATTGAAGAGATGCCTGAGCTTGTGCGCTTACAATTTCTAATCACTAAAATGTTATCGGATATTGGTTACACTTTGGGAGGCGATTTTATAGATGCAGGAACACCAATTGAAAATTATTATATTTCTCCAAACGCTGGAATATATCAAATTAACGTAGGTGGTGCATCCGTTCGGGGTTTTGCTCCAAACTTTGAAAAGAGTCTAAACGCTTTTGATTTACTGAATCAAACTTTAGCATATTTTAACTGTTATGCCACAATTAACGATACTGAAAAAACTATCTTAATAAACAGGTGGACTAATTTAGGCAACTACAAAACTAATTTTAAGGATTACTCAAAGTATTTTGTAGACTATCAGGATTTCACATTTCAAAGTAGATTAGCCAAAGTTAATGATTTGACTTATTCAGAAAGTGAAAATACATTTAATTCTTTTTTTACAAACCCGTTAAGCAGCGAAACAAAAGCCACTTATTTAGCGAGTAAATTTGGATCGGGTGGCACGCAATTATTTGACGATAGCGATTTATTAGACGATGGTACTATTCCGTTAAGATTAGCGAATGAAGAGGGAGAAACTTCAGCAATAAGAATTTATAAATTAGGAACTTTTGGATTAGTCAATAATACCATATTTGAAAAAGGTATAGGTCAATCGCCTGCTTTAGCGTA